CTGTCGGCGCTGCTGCTGCGGCTGGGGGTGTTGGTGCTGGCGCCGGAACAGGGGCCGCAGCTGGCGGCGCTGCTGCCGCAGGAGGAGCCGCCGCCGCTGGTGGTGGGCTGCTTTCCCAGATTGGCGCTGGTGCAGCTGTAGCGGCTGGTTCGTCGTTAGTTTCAAGCCTGCTGGCACCAAATCTAAATCGCCCAGATCTGACTAAAGCACCACTGACCTCCATGCCGGACCCGTTGGCCCAAGAGCAGGCGCGCAAACAATCGCTAATCGAGCAGATGGCAAGGCGTGGCCGTGCATCAACGATCATGACCGATTCGGGTAGTGCTGGCGGAAAGCTGGGAGGCTGACGCCATGGACGTTAAACAGTTGCGTGAAGTTGCTGACAACCTCTTCAGCAAGAAGATGGCGCTCAACTCTCTGCATCAAGAGATCGCAGACAACTTCTACCCTGAGCGTGCAGACTTCACCATCAGCAGGTCGTTGGGTACGGACTTCGCATCCAATCTGATGACCTCTTACCCTGTGGTCTGCAGGCGAAATCTTGGTAATCAGTTCGGCACCATGCTGCGCCCAACGGCTCGCCCGTGGTTTCATACGGCCCGTCGTTATGCCAAAACTGAGAGCACCGAGGTCAAAACGTACTTAGAGTGGTTCGAAGAGACGCAGCGCCGGGCAATGTATGACCCGCACTCACTGTTCACAAAAGCCACGAAAGAGGCTGATCACGACTTTGCAGCGTTCGGCCAGGCCGTCTTAAGTATTGAATTGAACAAGCATGGCAATGGGCTTTTATATCGCAGCCATCATCTGCGCGATGTGGCTTGGCAAGAAAACGAGGAAGGCAAGATTGGGTTCGTATCACGGAAATGGAAGCCAACCGCCCAAACCCTGGTGCGCACATTTAAGAACAAAGTTCACCAGAAGATAGCCGACCTAGCAAGTAAAACGCCTTTCGACGAAGTTGAGTGCTATCACTTTGTCGTCGAGGCGGATATGTACGACGGCAATTCCCAGGGCCGCCCGCGCTGGTCGATCTGGTACGACGTGCAGAACAACCACATGATGAATGCCGTTCCCATATGGGGCAAGCATTACATCATCCCTCGCTGGCAAACCGTGTCAGGTTCTCAGTACAGCTACAGCCCAGCGACTGTGTGTGCATTGCCCGATGCAAGGCTTTTGCAGGCCATGACGTTCACCCTGCTTGAGGTTGGCGAGAAGGCTGCCCAGCCGCCGATGGTGGCCACACAAAACGCCGTGCGCTCAGACTTGGCTGTTTATGCCGGTGGTGTCACATGGGTAGACGAAGAATATGACGAGCGATTGGGCGAAGCATTAAGACCGATTGCCCAGGACTTCAGGGGTATACAGCACGGCATCCAGATGAACCAGGATACCCGGGCCATGCTGCACCAAGCGTTTTTCTTGGACGCCTTGACGTTGCCAGAGCGCGCCCCAGAGATGACCGCTTATGAGGTTGGCCAGCGGGTGCAGCAATACATCCGCAATGCATTGCCGATCTTTGAGCCGATGGAGATGGAATACAACGCAGGAGTGTGCGAAGAGACATTTGACCTGCTTTGGCGCAACGGTGGATTCGGTAACCCTCAAAGCTGGCCAAGAGAGTTGCGCGGCGCTGAGATTGAGTTCCACTTTGAGAGCCCATTGCACGACGCAATCGAAGAGCAAAAGGGCCAGAAATTCCAGCAGGCGCAAGCGCTCATCGGCGCGGCGATTGCGTTGGACCCATCTTGTGCTTTCTTGCCAAAGACGGAAGTTGCGCTGCGCGATGCATTGATGGGTGTCGGCGTTCCGGCTACATGGATCAATTCAGAGGCCTATGTCAAGGAACAAAAGAACAACCAACAGGCTGCAGCCGCTGCCCAGCAAAAGCTCAACGCGATCGAGCAGGCATCCAATGCAGCCAAAAACATTGGCCAGTCTGGCATGGTGCCTCAACAGCAAGCCGCATCGGCTCAGGCGTAAAGCATGTCAAAGGTCTCACGCGCAAAAGGCCCGTATATACCGCCACCTTACGAGCTGGCAGATGTTGCAGCAATTCAAGCTATGCATCGTGGAGAAGCCACGCCAGACCAGCAAATGCGGGCTATCAAGTGGCTGATCGAAAAAGCTGCAGGCACTTATGAGTTCAACTATTACCCGACCGACCGTGACACATCGTTTGCGCTCGGGCGGTCTTTCGTCGGGCAGCAAATCGTCAAGCTGCTTCGTCTTAACGTCACCAGCCTGAGGAGGCTTGAAAATGTGGATTCTTCGAAACCTACTGAGTAAACCTGAAGATGGTGGTGAGGGCGGGTCTGGTGGCGGTGCGCCTGCACCAGCGCCTGCCGCTGCGCCCACGCCTGCCGCTAGCCCAGCTCCGGAAGCCAGTGCCACGACAGCCTCACCAGCTCCGGCGCCATCTAAAAGTGCTGCACCGGCTGCGCCTGCTGCCGAAGATGGCAAGGCAAATGAAAACAATGAAGGCTACTGGCCAGCTGACTGGCGTAAGACTGTCTCCAAAGATGACGCCAAGGTGCTGGCCAGATTGGAACGTTATGCCTCACCTGAGGCCGCTATGCAGGCATTGGTTGCAGCCCAGAACCGAATCGCTGCTGGAGAATTGAAGCCAGTTCTGGGCAAGAACCCTACCGCGGAGCAGGTGGCCGAGTACCGTGAAGCGCTTGGTATTCCAGATACTCCAGCTAAGTACGACCTTGGAAAGCTTGCTGAGGGGCTGTCTGGTGACGGCCTGGCAGAGCTACTTAAAGAGGCGCACGATACTCACCAGACACCGCAACAGGTGCAGGCGACACTACGTGCGTACAAGACACTGCTCACCAAGGCTGAAGAGACGCGCCTTGAAAATGACAACGTGCACAGAGAGGCCGCAGAGGAAGAGCTGCGCAAGGAGTGGGGCCCTGAGTTCAAGCTCAACATGAGCAAGATGCACAACATGCTGGACTTCGCCGGTTCACAAAGCGCCAAGGATGCATTGCTTAATGGCCGGCTTCAGGACGGAACGCGCATCGGCGATTCGCCTCTTGTCATGCGCTTGCTTGCCTCACTTGCCAACATTCATAACCCGACTGACGTACTCGTGCCTGGGTCTGATGGCAACCAGGTGCAAGGGATAGAAGCCCGCATCACCGAGATGGAAAATATGATGAAGACGGATCGCAAGAAGTACAACGACCCGAAGATATCGGGCCCGGATGGCGAATACGTCAAGCTCATCGCCGCACGCGAGCGCATGAAGCCGCGCAGTGCAGCATCCTGACTTAAAACTATGAGTTCCCTCATAGCGCACTGATAGACGCAAATCGGTAAGCAGGCCACATTGCTGGCTACTTACCGAGTAGCAAGGCCCCGTTGGCGGGCCGTTGGGCCCCTCTTGTAGGACACCCCCAGCGAACAGCCATGAACGGACACCCCAAGCGACGGTTGACATCAACTGTTTCTAGGAGACCAACGTGTCTGATTCAGCTTTCCAAATCCAATACCGCCAGGAATACATCCAGGCGTTCGAGCAGCACCAATCTTTGCTGCGCGATACCGTTACCACTGAGGCCGTTATCAAAGGTCAGCAAGCCATTTTCTTGGTTGCTGGGTCTGGCGGCGCGTCAGCTGTTACCCGTGGACTAAATGGCCGTATCCCGGCTCGTAACGACTCCAACAGCCAAAACACTTGCACGCTGCAAGAGTGGCACGACCTTGTGCGCAAGACTGGCTTCAACGTCTTCGCATCTCAAGGCAACCAACGTGCAGTGATGCAGATGACCTCACTTGGGGTGATCAATCGCAAGATAGATGAGCTGATCATCAACCAACTGAATACCGGTACTGTGACCATTGGCGCAACCGGCACCGTGCCTAACGTGTCGCTGTTCCAAAACGGGCGCGTGAAGCTGAGCAACGCTTCTGTGCCTTGGGACTCGAACATCACGTTGCTATGCCAGCCGAGCTTTATTGCTTACCTGGAGCAGGCCACCGAGTTTGCAAATGCGCAGTATGTAGAGGTTCGACCCTATGCCGGCAACGACAGCGCGAGCTGGAAAGACAAGCCACAGGCTTACCGCTGGCGCAATGCGCTGATCCTTGAGCACCCGAACCTGCCAGGCAAGGGCACATCTAGCGAGAAATCATTCCTGTATCACAAGACCGCAGCAGGGCATGCGATGGATACCTCTGGCCTGCAAACGCCAGTTGGCTATGACCAGGAACAAGATTACTCGTGGGCTCGCGCTACTGGCTACCAGGGCGCATTGCTGCTGCAAAACACCGGTGTTGTCGTGATCACTCACGATGGCAGCGCATACGCCTGATCAAGGAGATACACCATGGCTTACTTCGGCAGCACACAGGCGTCATCGATCGCCAATCCTCCGCGTCAACTTATTGCCCCGATGGCCGTCAATCCGGCGCTCGTTGGGTCTACCGAGTACCTGTCAACACAGGGTTCGACCGCAGCAAACAACCCCAACGGCCCAGGCGGTGGCGGCGGCGGTTTGTGGTTCTATGCCTCTACCAATGCCACTACAGACCTCACTGCAAGCAATTTCTTCTCCGATGGTTTTTACCTCGGCATGAAAGCTGGGGATGCGGTGATATGCATGTCGTTCACGTCGCTTGGCTCTAGCGTACAGACCGCCTTCGGCGCCATCGTGTCCGTATCGACGGCTGGGGCTTCGTTGTCTACCGGTTCGTTGATCACCTCAACGTTCAACTGATGGTTCCTTGATCGCGCGGGCGTATCTCTTCGGAGTGCGCCCGCTTTTTTGAAACTGAGAGGAGTGGGGTATGAGTGCAGTTTTGCAGGAAAAGCGCGCGGTGATATTGAACCCGCAGCGCATGGCATTGGCCGAGCAGTGGCGCCAGGATTGGGTTGTGAACGCCGAAGAGGGCACCTCAATCGAGGATGTGCTGGACCCTGAATACTTTTCGCACATGGCATCGCAGATGCAGCAGTTTGATCGCATCGAAGTGCGCATGGAAACCGGGGAATGGGTTGCTGAGCTGATCGTGAAGGCTGTGGGCCGTAATTGGGTGTCTTGCCACTTGATTGTTGAGCACCAGCTAGAGGTGGTTAGCGATGCGCCAGCTGCGACCATTAAGCATGACGTGATGTGGCGCGGTCAACACCACAAATGGTGCGTGAAGCGCAAGTCAGACGGTGAAGTGCTGCAGGCCGGTATGGCATCAAAAGACGACGCCGAAACATGGCTCAAGAACTACGAGTCAACCATTCACAAGGCTTGAGCCTTGACCACCCAACTCGATTTGTACAACGGCGCTCTGCTGCATTGCGGTGAGCGCTTTCTTGCGTCTCTCACGGAACAGCGGGAGCCCCGGCGCTTGCTGGACCGCGTTTGGGCAAGCAATGGCGTAAAGACTTGCCTGGAGCTTGGGCAATGGAACTTTGCCATGCGCACAGTACAGATCGACTACGACCCAGGCGTTCAACCTTCGTTCGGCTACAACCGTGCTTTTGCAAAGCCAAGTGACTGGGTGCTGACCTCAAGCGTATGTGCTGATGAGTTTTTCAGATCACCATTAACCCGTTACTTCGACGAGGCCGGCTATCTGTACGGGGACGTTGACACGATCTACTGGAGATTTGTGTCTAGTGACGTGAACTATGGCCTGAACTTGGGCGCATGGCCAGACTCGTTTCGAGAGTTCGTTGAGGCGCACTTTGCCAGCAAGATCATCCTCAAGCTATCCAATTCAGAAGAGGAATTGAGGCGAGTGGAGGAGTTGCGCAAGCGCTTGCTCAAAACCGCCAAGAGCAAAGCGGCCATGGCCGAACCTACCGCATTTGTGGC